GCAAACCTGTAGTAGATGCGTTTGGCGAGTAGTCTCTTATAAAAGAAACGTGCTTAAGAAGTGGGTACGAATATATGCTGCTTGAGATTACAGCAAAGCTATAAGGAGCCAAGAAGTCAGATGGCGTAGAAACGTATGGGTTGCTTGTGGTTGCAGTACCCGTGACGTTTTTTCTAAACACGGGCAGTTCTACATTCTTTAAGATCCGCTCTTCAGCTTCTTTTATAAATATATCTAGGTCAGATACAAAGGTAGTTTCTGCAGTTTCGCAGTAATCTTGTACCGCTGACTTCAATGTTGCTAATGTAAAACTCATGTTATAACCACCGTTACCGTACCAATTTCGCCTGTAGAAGCGTCTTGACTAAATTCTGACCCTATTGGATCGCCTGTGGTGGACATCATCTGATTGGCATCAATCGTCCTTACAACGCCTGCGCCAGCAACATCTGCCGCATTTACTGCCGGTCTTGGGTGCTGCAAAGCTTCAGCATCAGCAATATGATTAACAGGCTCAAGCTGTGGATGTTTTACTTCAAAGCACTCGTTGCAAACTCTAAAGCCAGTCCACTCTTTTTTTAAGCTAGTGTATTTGTACTCAAAGCCACACCTGTCGCAGATGGCAAGAGCGTATTTGCCAGACGCAAAAGACATTACGCTATCCTAGACCTAAGACCAGGTGAGATTGTTAATGAAGCCCTACTTTGATCTTGGTCTGCAGCCCTGGCAAACTCTTCGTCATACAAGCCCTTAAGCATCTGTACGCGGTCTGGGGCTTTCTTAAGCGCAATGTAATACGCCAATCCAGCAGCTAGACATGGGTAGAATCTAAATGGCACGCCTACCGTATTAACGCTTGCGTCAGCATCTTCTATGCGAACAAGCCGATTAATAATCAACTGGTCAGTAGCATTTTCAGATGCAGGCCAAATGTAAAGCTTGGGTGTTATTTGCTTGTCTAAAAAGAATTGTGTTGGTCTAGACTGAGTAGATTTATTTGGTAGGTTCCAATACTCAGACCTACCAATTTGATCCATGCTTATGTCAGTGGTTGTTGTGCCATCAGTTCGCCTAATGACAACATCAAGAACATCAATGGTGCTGCCAGATAACTCAATGAACTCAGCGCCTTGGGTAAGGGTTGTTGCTGTATTGGTTACCGTCCACTGGTTTAGCCCTCTGTTTGCCCAATCAGCAAAAAGCAGGTTGAGCGAACGCCTAGCTGTTACACCATCGTAGCCTGTGCGGAACTCAAGTCCACATCTTTCAAATGCTTCCTCAATGTATTCCGCGACATCTGGCTCAAAGTCCCTACTTCCTGAAGTAGCCATTAATAACTCTTTAGAACTTCAATAATGACAGTATAAGTATCGGTGTTACTTGCACCAATAGTGGTAAACATCACATCGCCAGTTTTACCATCCCCAGCATTGTTTGGAATGCCTGAGAAGTCTGAGTAATCATGAAAGCCGTTTGAGTCAGGCGACAAACCAATGATCAGCGTGTCTGCTGTTGCGTCATTTAAAAGCTCAACACCCATGCCAACACACTGCCACCAAATTTTTGCTACGGCGACTTCAGTGCAAGCTGCGCCAGCACTGTTAGCTGAAAGGGCGCTTACATCAATTTTCTTGACAGCAGCTTCGCCGCTGCCATCACTAATGTTTGTAAACTTTAAAACAGCTTTTCGTTCACCATCTTGGATGGTTTGAGAGGTAACTGCGTCAGCCATAACAATCCCCTATTACGCTATCTGAACGTATTCAATGATGAACGTAAACGATCCCGCTGTTGTAGCATCAACTGTATTAGTGATGTTGCAGAAGATAGTTCTTGCAGTGTCTGTGTATTGAACAGAAGCTGGGGCTGTTGTGCCATCCTGTGTTTGAACAACCAAAGTAGTCAAAGTCACATTGTGTGCAACAACCGTTGTACCGCCATCAAGAATTTCATCAGTCTGAGCCGCTACGATTTGTGCGCCAGAACTAGCAGTACCAACCTCATAACCAATATCACCCGTTCCAATAACTGGAGCAACATCACAAAAGATCTTAATGTCAGTGATGATTGTGTTAGCAGGCTGAGTAAACTCACCTATAGTCGGGCTATCGCCAGCAGTACTGTTTACAGTAACGCCAGTCGCGTACCCAACGTGCTTAAGATACTTAGCGGTTACGATACCAGTAGAAGCAATATCGACTACGTCAGTAACTGCGCCAGTTGTTGAGCTTTTAGAAATAACTTTAAAACCGTTCTCGGAACGGACTGCACCATTAAAGGTTGTATTCGCCATGAGGATCTCCTGTCGTGGCTAGTGTCAGGCACGGTATGCGCCTGTCAGGAATAACTTTTTATATCACACATAAAGAAAAGGGGCAACAAATGCCCCTTCCTTTATTGTTTCACATGAAACAATTACGCACCTTGCGATCCGAACACTGCGCGTGGGTTACTAAAGCCGAAGCTGTAGCGTTCACGAGCCTTGTATCGCACGTTGCCTGTGTCGAAGTCACCTTCCATAGAAGTTGAAATCGGGCTACGTTCAAAGTGCTTTAGACCATCTGGGCAGTCAGTCAAGACAAACCAAGCATCAGTGTCTGTTAAGAAATGGTTTACTGCGTAGCCTTGTGGCAACAGTCCCATGTTCCTAATAGCATTGATGTCGTTGTCCGCTGTAGCTACACGCCCTGGTGTTTCTAATAGACGATCAGCAACAAACTGAAGTTGAGGTGGAACAATAAGCTTGGTTCCTTGCAGAGCCAAGATCATGTTTCGATCATCAACAAACGTAGAGATGTTGATCAAAGCATCTTCTAGAGATGTTTCGTTCAAATCTGAGTACGCTGAAGGACGATTTGAGAATGTACCACCACCAGCTAAGGGGTGTGCATCATCAATCAACTCAACACCGTCACCGCCAGCAAAGCTAGAATTGAACGCATTGTTCAAGACGTTAGCAGCTTTAACTTGCTTGGTGTGTGCCATGCTGCGTGCAAGAGCCTTTGTATAACGTGCGCCAAGGCGGTCATACAAATTATCTTCTACTGCTTCTTCCGTCAAAGCGAAAGCCAGTGCAACAGTTTCGTGTGTGTAACGAGCGGTGAAACCTTCAGACGCAGAGTCGTAACCGACACCTTGACCTTCAGACTTGTCCCGTGCATTACCAAAGCCTACGATCAAAACCTCTTCTTCAAACGCTCGGTCAGAAGATTCAGTTTCAAAGATCTCAGCGTGCTCGTTTTCATAACGCGCATATTCCATACCAAATAAAGCATTGAGGCCAGGCTCTAGCTCTTTGGCTAATTGTGCTCTTGAAATAGCCATGAATTAACTCCCTTAAGCTAGACCAGCGCCTTTAACGCCGAACAAGTGGTTTTGAATAGTTACCAACACATTGGTATGTGCTGCGCTTACATCTGAGTTTTCAGGATCTTCAGATATGTCAATTGCCTTAAGAGCAAGTGAAGTGGCAGTACCACCGTCTGTTACCTGTAACTCAGCACCAGAAATACCAGTTACCGTGCTTCCTGCTGTCGTATAAACGATATCGAAGTTGCCGAACAAGTCTGCAATCGGGAACGCAATAGTAGCTTGGATTTCAAACACAACCATTGGATCATCAATGATGAAAGCAATTAAGTCAGAAGCATTGGTGCTTGCTGGATAGAAGTTACTGAATACAGTCTTCTTGGTTGTTGGATCGGTATAGGTGCAACCGTTAAATACACCAACGATAGGCACAGTGCCTGCGTCAGCGTGAACTTCTACTGTACCACCAGTAACTTGCATAACCATATCCCCTTGGAATATAGCAGTGCCATAGTTAGCAGCGATTCTATATCGGCTTTGTCCGCCAGTGTAGGGTGCTCCCCCTATCATTCGTGCTGGACGCATGCCAAATGCGGCATCTTGATTTGCCATTTTGGAATCTCCTAATTAATAAACACAATCAAAACGAGGCTACTTTCTGCCTCGACCAAATGAAACCTGCGTCTTTCTCTCGTTAGAGATTGGCATTGCAGGGTGCTCATCGCGCATCAAATCATTGTCAACAGCATTCATCTGTTGATTAGTTTGCTGCTCAAAGTGAGCATTTCTTTCGTTCACCGTTTCTTCAGGTATCTTGGTAAGCATCAGACCACCTACACCCACAGTACCAGCATGACTTCCTTCGTCTAAGACGGGGAGATCGTAGCCTTCGATCTCGCTAGGATGTACAGGTTCGTACCCCTCACGAAGTCTCATGTGGACATTGGTCTTATCTGCTTCACCGCGCATGTGGGTTCTCACCCAACGATACTTCATGCCTGGAGGCGGTTCTGGTGTTTCCAATGCTTGAGGTCTACGCCATGGCTTTCTAGCTTCAGTAGCTGTTCTTCCGCTGCTACCTCTGGGTGCTCTATTAGAGCCTGCCTTTTGCTCTTCACTCATGATCGTTGTAACCTCATTTTCTGTTTTGCGTATTCTTTGTACGGAACTCCAAGTTTCCTTGCTAATGCTTGTTCGCTTGGGTTCAGTGCAACTCTACGAGAGTTTTGATTGCGTCCACTTCCAGTCGTGCGCGATCCAGAGACAACCGTTTGGACGGATTGTTGATTGCCTCCCGCGAAATTTTGCTCGTTAAATTTCTGAGGTAACTCAGATCTCATACGAGAATCAATTTGAGCGTAGTATTCATCTGACTCTAAGTCAACACCTTGATCAACAAGATCTTGATGAATAGCAAACGCTACATTGGTCATTACTTTATCTTTACCAAACCATTCATTCTTCGTAGCCCAATCCTGAGACTTGTTTGAAGGTTCTTGGTATTGAGGCTCTTGATACTGTTGCTGATATTCAGGCTCAACATATTGCTGCGCTTGCTCTTGAGCGTAACGCTGCTGCTCTTGCCAATCTGAATACTGCACCTTGTACTCTTCAAGTTCCTGCTGATATTTTGCTAAAGCACTTCTATCCGCTTCTGCTCTTGCGAGAAGTTGTTGTGCGTCAGCCATAGCTTCAGGGTCACCTGATTCATACGCAGACTTAAGATTTCTTTTAGCAGCTTCAGCTTGAGTGTCTACGCGGGTAGCAAACTCATTACCATAGCTTTCTTGAATCTTAAGGTTTTGTTCAGCACCAGACGCTTGAGTGTTTTGCAATTGATCAGACAGTTGTTGGTTCTGGTCCCGCAACTCTTTCGCAAACTGCAGGGCTTGTAGTTCCCTGCGTTGATATTCTTTAGCTTGTTTAACCGCTTGGTTAATTCTGGCTTGCGCGGTCTTTGCTTTTACTTCAGCTTCAGATAGTTCTTCTTCAGCATTATCATAAGATGCTTCAAAGTCTTCTTTAACAGAATCCTCTGTTACAGGAGCAATCTCCTCTGCTTCCTCTTCAGAAAACTCAATTATTGCGTCTCCCTCTTGAAGCTCTTCTTCAACTCTGCGGCCCGAAGGCACTGCAGCATTACTTACAGAGCTATCATCGTCTAGCTTAGACAATGCCTCTGTTAATGTTTCTTCGCTCATATTTCACCTATGCAGACTTAATGTCATCTGGATTAAGAATAGTTCCAATAACCTCATCGTCGTTAATGATGCGGACTTCATGATCATCTTCTAGAGAGAATCTTGAGCCTGCATAACGACCAATAAGAACCCAATCGCCTTTTTTACACCAAGGCTCATCACCAAACTTGTCGTAATCTTTGTAAGCCAATGGCCCCATTTTCATTACATAACAAACAGATGTAGCTAGATTTTCTTTATCTAACGTAGATTGGATTAATTGAATACCACCATCAGTCGTACCTTTACCTTTGTAAGGGAGGACCAATAAACGATACCCAGAAGGGTTTGGCATTCTTTCAACCAAGGACTTGTCTAGCACAGAAGGGTCTAATACCTTCTCTTCTTCACTCACATATGCGCCCAATACGGACGGTTTTGCGATGGAATCTAATAATAGATCACTCATCGATGGGATCTCCTTCAATCTGCAACGCTTCTTTTAGTTCATCGCGCAGGGTGCGAAGCATCGATAATTCACCCATTGCAAACTTGTAGTCCTCCATGTCCTTAACATGGCCAGATGTTATGTAATCAACATGAGCTTCCTCAAATTGATTAAGCTTTTTGTATATGTACGCCGCTAAAGAAATTGAATCCATTCTTATGTTTGCCCATCACCTTGCATTACTGGTTGAGGTCTTTGAATGTAATCAGGAAAGAAGTCGGTTTTAGCAGGATTTCTTCTAGCCATACCTGCGTATGGATTCAATGCCTGCATAGGCATCTGAGCGCCGTAACCACCAAACTGGGTTTGTGGAACTGCTGAAAATGGATTTGTAGCTGTTGGGTAGCCACCAGACTGTATGTTTCCCCCAGGTTGCATTTGTTCACGCTGCGCTTGAACCTTAGCCGCATAAGCTTCACGATCTTTAGGATCAAAGGCAGGCCCAAGAATATTGCTTGGAATATAAGTTTCACGGGCTTCAGGTAACTGTGGAGGTGTAGGCGCTTGTGGCGCATCAGGAAACAATTCATTGACTGAACCCACGTTAGGATCTCTAACATTACCTACAGGCTCATCGATACCAAGAGCCAAGTTTGCGGCCATAGCATCTCTTTTAAGTTGCGCTCTTTCTGCAGAAACGTCATCTACAATGCTTTCACTAAAATCTTTGCTATAAACTGTACCCGCTTGTCCAAATCTACCTTCTGTATCTTCAAAGAAGTCATCGTCATCATCCATAAGGTCTTCATTTTTTAAAAGCCTATACTGATCTGGATTAAGGGTTCCTGTAGGAACTTTTCTGTTTGCGGCTTCAGCAACCATCGCTTCTTGCGCTTTTTGCGCTGGAGTTTTAGCAGCCTCATTTGCTGCTGCTTTAGCGGCTAGTTCTTTTTTAGAATATTTAATCCTGCCAGTTCCTCTAAAACCTGCAGCGTACATAGCATCTCGTTGCGCTTCGCTTGTGAAGATAGGCATTCTGCCGTCCATTTCAATATTGTTTGCTTTTGCGTAAGCTTTTGCTCTTTTATCCGCTTCAACTCCAGTTATGTTTGGGCCGCTAAGATAATCGCTAGATGGCGCAACGGGTTGTGCTTTTGCAATTCCACCAATGCCACCAGAAATTCTGGCACGCTCTTCAGGGTCCATTACAAAACCGCTGTTGGCTCTGGGCAGTATTCCACCACTGCCACCAAATGGTTTACCTTTGTATGGTCTTCCTCTACTTGCTCCAGCTTCAGGGTTTTCAATAGTCGGGTATTCAGGAAATTGAGAAGCTTTTAAGCCAGACGTAGGAGGCTTAGGTGGTTTAGGAGATTTAGCTGCAACAGGCTGACCCCGTCTTCTGCCAACAGGCTTTGTTTTTTTAGCAACGGTT